CTGCGGAGGGGTCAATCTGTTGGGTATAGGTTGGGAGCCTAGTATTTACAGAACTACTTACACCCCGCTCAAGGGCTCCACCTTGTCCCGCTAATCCTTGTAGACCTAATTGTGACACGTTCTGCGCTTGGTTATACTGTTGTTGCCCTTGTGCTACTTGGTTTAAATAGTTTTGTTGAGCTTGATTTGCTCCGTAACTTCTATCCCGCTCCATCGCTGCATACGCATTTCCGTAGCCTTGAGCTCCGATTTGTTGTGCACGATCCGCAATAGCTTTAGCGGCTGCCCCACTCATTAAACTACCTCTAGCCGCTGCTGAGGACTCAAGTTGCCTGCGTGCCTGATCTTGTTGATACGCAATAGAAGGGTCTAAATAGTCTGAAACTTGTCCTTGGAATTGATAAGCATTTGGGGTGACTGAATAGTCTTGCATCATTTGACCCGCCCCCAATGATGCAAGATTTGCGTAGGGGGCATACGTGTTGGCAACAAACTCGCCAGTGTCGGTAAACTCTTTTCCAAGACCCGCAGCCCTCCCTCGAGCGGCTTCTAATTCTTCTCTTTTTGCTGCCTCGTTAGCAGCTAATCCTTTTCGATATGCGCCCATTCCGGTGGGATCCATAAGCCAATCTATCATACAATCCTCCTTGGATCGGTTATCTTAGTCATAATTGAACCCTGCACAATAGTCCGACCACTCGAGCTCAAGTTTGGTAATTCTATAGTTCGTTCGTTGCAGTACGCTCCACCAACTAGGGTTGAGCCGTCCCACACTTGTAGGATTCCGGACCTCATGGAGAGGTCTGCTGTCGCTGGGGTGTCGTTGAGTAATATCTCACTCCCGTTGAACGTAACTCCAGATTCCCATACAAAGAGAAAACTTATTTCAGTACCTTTATAATTTAGGTATTCTGTGGTGGGTTGTGGGTCAATATTTAGTTTTTCTAACTGTCTCTTTTGTTGCCCCCATCTACCTTTGAGGCTATCCCCCAATGTGGAGAACCATTGAGACCAAATTCTACCATTAGATAGGGGATTCATAATGGGAGCCGGGCCTATGTTACTCATGGCTGAGCTCCTGCTTTTAAGCTAAGTCTTGCCCCTAAAATATGCCATTTGACAGGGGCTGACATTGAGATCTCGTACACACGTTCCCTTGATCTTCCGAGCCTACGAAATATCACTCTAGCTAGGTATTGCCCTACTCGACCAACAGTAGTTTTGCGTTGACTTGACCAAGTATGCCCCCCATCATCTGAGTGGCGCATCATTAATTCTGGATTGACTGCCTCACCTGTCTGCACACCGGATAAATATGGCTCACCTGCTTGGCGACCTATTCCAGTCTCCATGTCTATAGTGAACCTATCGTGAAATACTTGAGAGAGGTTTTGAAAGGTAATAGGGCCTCTTTGCAGTCTGACAATAGGTCTCCCATCCCATTCAATATATCGGTCTAAATCTAACTGCAAAATACGTGCGTTCTTTAGACCCCCCGCTAGAACTTTAGAGAACGCAAAGGTGGTATATAATATTTCCCAAAAGTTTTCTTTATTGATTGCTCGATCTCGGCTAGATCTCTCATGCCATTGCTGAGTAGTCAGGTCAAAAACAAATGTCCGGTTGCCTGTGATGAGTGTGAGTACATAGAATGTATGCCCTTCCTGTTGGTACGCAAACCCTCGAGCATCCGAAGTCAATCCCCCTACTTGCCCCAGAGCATACTCAATCGCATGGGTGGAGATTCTCTGTGCGTTGTAGCCATTTGACATAAACACTATGTTTTGTCCTGCTGTAGAGCTACCTAACCAAAACACTTGGCCCGCAATAGATGTGATTGAATTAAGCGCACCACACCCAATCTCTGTAGAAGACCCACCCACTTTAACAAAGGGGAGGTCGGGATTTATATCGGCTCGCCACACCTCGTAAGATCGTGGTCCAAAAAACCATAGCTCGCCTTCTCGCACATCCATTCCAATTATGGGGTCTGCTGAAGACTCAGCCGATGCGTAATTTAGCGTGGGCCAATCATTCGCATCCAATAGCTCAGTGAAATAAAATCTATTCTTTGTGTTTACGTTGTCATCCGGGACAGGCTCTGTGCCGTCGTTAATGCACACAATTCTACTATTTGAGAATAAAACTTTTATTGGTTTGGTAAATGGCAGGCTAGGGGTCAGTAGTGTCCCATCATCTAGCTTGTACGTCCAAAGGATTAGTCCGTCACAAAATACTAAGTGTATTCCATCATCCGTAAAAGAAACTGAGGAGGATTGTAGCCCGATGCTAGTCACTTGCAGCCAAGAGCCATCCTCTAGTATCTCTAGAACTTCTCCTGCAAAACAAGTAAATACTCGACCTGTAGAGGTTGTGTACAACCCCCGACAACTAGACTCGGGGTCTACTACGGAAATAGGAGACTCCCCTGTTGCCTCTACTTCACCACCTAAGTTAGCCACTGTATTGGTATTATTAAAGGTTTCGTAGGTAAACTGAGTAGTAGAGATGACAGAAGCCACGACAACTTGAATCTCATCATAATCAACTGTGCCATTTATATTAACAACAGTCCCTGGAATAACCTCAGAATCCGTTGTAGTAGACACGCTAACCACATTGGGGGTGGCCCCGTTGCCTTGGATAGCTTGTATGATCTTAGGGGGTGACTCTTTACGAGTGAACGTAAAGTTCCCCGGAGTTCCAATAATCTCGGAGGGGAATTTACCCTCACCTTCAGTAGATTGTGGATAGCCGTTTAACGTCCTACGGCTCGAAGAATTTGGGCTCCGAGCTTGGTAGGTTTGAGCAATCCAGTCTTGTACAAGAACTCGAGCCATTTTATGTCCTAAATATAAGAGTCCGTAGTTATATCCCAATAACCCGCACCTCGAGGAGTGCCATCGTGAGATAGCCTACGAGATTTGTTATTGAGCCTTTTAAGTCGTGTAATCGTTTTTACTGCCCTAGCTTCAAGCAAGGGAACCATTTCCAAGTTACCATAATCTCCTGCAAGAACTACTGCTAACTCAGCCACAAGAGCTGGGTAGTAGCCGGAAGGTAGACTGATTGTATCATTTAGTGTTTTAGCACTAACTACATTCTGTGAAGTTATGATGTATGGAAATGAATTTGCATTAGGGAATACTTCAATTTGACTAATTGGGTAGGTAGTATGTACTGTGTAGTAAAGAGGTATTCCCCCTGTTGCTCCACTTACATTTCTAAAATTAGAAGTTGCAGCATCGTCCGGGGATACATATTCAAGTGGGTAGTATTTACCTGACTTGTTAATTGCTACAGAAATTACTCGATTGGGCCTAGGCGCATCAACGTCCACAGCTCCTTCAGCAGCAGGGCCGATTTTTATTTTACCTGCATCTATAGTCGGGATTGCAACATTATACTCATCATTCACATACGGAAATAAAGAGTCAATGTTCCAGCCTTCTATAATATCGTTTAATTCCTGTAATGAATCACTAGCTTCAAGAGACTCTAGGGTTTCAATCGCATCAATAACCCCGGCTTTTTTAGCTGCTTGTTGGATTAAATCTCTAGCTGTCTTCATCACTATTCCTTAGAGGATTTCTTTTTGGTAGTCTTCTTAGTGGCCTTTTTTACGGACTTTTTAGCGGGTTTAGCAATAATTGCATCATTGCTGTACTGCTTAGGTGCTTTAGGTTTGTACTTCATTAGCATATATACTCCAAATAAAAGAAGGAGCCCCGAAGGGCTCCGTTAGGATTAGTATCCTTTTACTACAACTGCGCCATACTCAGGACGGATCACTTTAGTACCATAAAGTACGTCAAAGCGAACAGGGAAGTCCGAAGTTGCAATGTTATAGTCACGCACTAAGCGCATTGAGATACCTTCAAAAGACTGGCGAGATGCCATATCTGTGCCACGAGGAAGTTGGAGATCCGCAGATGCGAAAGTCATAAAATCCTTATGGAATACAAGAGTCTTCTGTAGGTCTGCAGTCAAGGCATCTGCTGTTACTGGGGCATCAGAGATGTTTTGGCGAGCATCGGTGTTAGCAGAAATGATAGGAGCTGCAATAGGAACTACTACAGCACCTGCGCCTGCGATCACTACATCTTCTTGTGCTGTCACATATACCTTTTGACCAACAAATTTCTTTTTAGTCTCAGGTTGTACTGCGTAAGCATCTGATGTGCCGTTGTTCAACTCAAACTGAGTTCCTTTAGGTATAGTACCCGCACCGGTAGCAGTTATGGTCATGGTAGCGCCTGCTGCTGAACCCGAATTTGGATTTCCTGCAGAGAAACTTACAATGGCAAAAGATGCTTCGGGAGAAGTCTCAGTTGTTGGGATGTATGAAGATTGATAGAAGTCAGCACCTGCAGTGCGACCCATCATGCCTTCACGATATTGACTAGAGATCTCAGATGAATCTTGGAAGAGACCTTTTAAAGTATCTACTAGATCAACTTGCATGAGAGTGTCAATTAGTACACATCGGTTGTTATCCCGAGGAGTAGTTAAGTTGTCAAGGTACGCCTGAGAGATCAATATTGATTTCCAAAGGTCAGCAGCACTAGCTGCAGAGACAACTGATTGGCCGGAAGCTGTACGTAGAACGTCTTGTTCGATGTCAGCAGCGATGCGAGACATAGCCGGCTCAATGATGCGTTTTGAGAAATCATCTAAGTCTAAAGTCAAGTCTAGGTCAGTGAACTCAAGGTCAACACCCACGATTTCTTGGACAGTAAGTGGAACAGTTTGTTCAACGTAGTCTTGAACAGGAGCATCCATGACGATCCCTCTACGTACTTTAAACTGAGCTGGCTTTCTGATACGAAGGGTATCGCCAATTTTTGCACCAGTAGATGCGAATGATGAATCGTATTGCTTATTAACAGCACCTACGAATGTGAGTTTCTCGTGAAGGACTCTTAATGATTCCCGAGTAATTTGATCTGGGGTCAAAATAGAATTTGCCATGTGATCTTTCCTTTTTTACATGGGGCGCTCGGCCCCGATTTAGCGTTTTCGAACCTGTTTTCGCCTAGCTTTCATCCAATCCTCCGTGGAGAGAGATTCCATACTAGCTGGCGCACCAGCCCTACCTCCGTTAGACTTTGGAGTAGGTGTCGCATTTGTAACAGGCTTGGAAGTGCCAACGGCTTTAATACCCATCTTTAACTCCATTTCAAGCTGCATCAACTTGCGATCCCTTGCCCTCTCGTCCATGTAATTGAGTTGTTGAGCCTCTGTCGGGTTTTTTGCTAAGTAATAAGCCATTTTAGGACCTTGATCCGATTCACTTATCACCTGTAACGCATCTACCGGCATAGGTATGTCAACACTCCCCACTACCTCAAGTAAGTCTGGGATTTCTTCAGAGACTGAGCTGACTCGTTCACTCCACATTTCAGCTTGCACAGAGGCTTGCTGTTGTTGGATATGGGCGGCTTGCTGTTTGAACTGCTGTTCTTGCAAACGATTATCCAACTGTGAATTGACCTTATAGTCAATAAAGTCTTCTTCAGAAGCGAACTCTTCTCGAGTCTTGGGCGCTTGACTAGCAA